ACAGATTCTATTGATTGGCAATTGAAAAAACAATACACACTTGATGACTTTTTTTAGGAGATTAATATGTCAAAATTGATGGATAAGTTGAGAACTAACACAACTATCAAAGCAGCACAACTGCTTAAAGATTCTGATTTTATGAATAATGAGATGGTTCCTACAGATATTCCTGCAGTTAATATTGCATTATCGGGAACCATTTGTGGTGGATTGACATCTGGGTTGACTACAATTGCAGGGCCATCTAAACACTTTAAGACTGCATTTGGTCTGTTGATGATGAAGGCATATCTTAAGTCAAAACCAAATGCAATCGCATTGTTCTATGACTCAGAGTTTGGTACTCCCCAAAAATACTTTGAGACATTTGACATCGATATGTCCAGAGTATTACATTCACCGATTATGGATGTAGAACAATTAAAGATTGATATCGTCAAACAACTTCATGAGTTAGAAAAGGAAGAAGAGGTCTACATCTTCGTAGATTCTATTGGGAATCTTGCTTCGCATAAAGAAGTTCAAGACGCACTAGATGGTAAGATGGTCGGGGATATGACACGAGCAAAGGGAATCAAATCTTTATTCCGATCAGTTACTCCATATCTAAAGTCAAAGAATATTCCTATGGTTGTTGTAAATCATACATACGATTCTCAGGAAATGTTTTCCAAACCAGTAGTATCCGGTGGAACTGGTATCTATTACTCTTCTGATACAATCTGGATCGTCGGTAGAAGGCAACAGAAGGAAGGTTCTGATGTTACTGGATATCAGTTTGTCATCAACGTAGAGAAGTCCAGATACGTCAAGGAGAAGTCCAAGATCCCTGTCAGCGTAAGTTTTGATGGCGGTATTGATAAGTGGTCGGGTCTTCTTGATATGGCCTTAGACGCTGGTGTAATCAGTCGTAGTGGTGCTTGGTATCAGCTGACGGATTTAGAAACTGGAGAGATCATAGAGAAGAAGTATCGTGCAAAAGATCTTACAGGGAATGACCTGTGGAATCCTATCTTGAAGAGTGAATCTTTTAAGAATTATGTGAAAGAAAAATATATGCTTGTCACTGATTCTATTATGGAAGAAGAAGTTGAAGCATAATGGCATTCTTCGCATCGTCACACGTTTATAAAGAAAGGTTGTCTATATGCAAGACTTGTGAGTTTTTCGTAAAGTCCGCTCATATGTGCAAAGAGTGCGGATGTTTTATGCCCGCAAAGGCGAAGATTGCGAAACTTAGATGTCCTAAAGATAAGTGGGTTGAGGTCTATGGGACTGAAGAAACAGAACCAGAGACACTCTTATCGGAAGAACAAACCACAATGACGGAAGAACGAAAAAAAGAAAAAATAGAAAATACTATAGTTTCTTTAGAAAGAGAGATAATCAAATTAAAGGATGAGTTAAATGGAAATAAATGAAAACTTTTTTACCGTAATGGAATCTGAACAAGAAGACCATTTTGCATTTAGAATCGATGAAGGCGATTATAAAGATGTTATTTTTAAAATAGGTAATGTGAAATTAGAAGAAGATGGCAATGAATCAGGAGCCGCCTGTACTTTTGATTATAACGCATTACGCTCGAACGAAACCTACACCATAGAAGAACTTGACAAAGATATCATATTTGGTACAATAGTAGGTGAAGTTTTAAATTTTATGCTGACAACTTCAATACAGGACGCCATGAATGGAATTAACGGAACTCACAATACTGCAGAACTTAGTCAATAGAGAAGATTACTCCAGAAAAGTAATTCCCTTTATCGATACAGAATATTTCTCTGAAGAAAGAGACAGGGAAATATTTAAGATGGTTTATAACCATATAGAAAAATATAATGCTCTTCCAGAAAAAACAAGTCTTCGAATAACACTGGAAGATCTTAATCTCTATGATGCCCTCCATAAAGAATGTATCGAAACTATAGGTGTTATTGAGGAATATGATTCGAATATAAATATAGATTGGTTAGTCGATGTCACTGAGAAGTGGTGTCAAGACCGAGCAATATATAATGCCATATTTAAATCGATTAAGATTATTGAAGACGACAATTCTAAAGAAGATACCGGATCCCTACCGAAAATATTACAAGATGCTCTTGCCGTATCTTTTGATAACCATGTTGGTCATGATTTTATTGATGATTCGGAAGAGCGTTTTGAATTCTATCAAAGAGTAGAAGAGAAACTTCCTTTCCATCTTGAGAAATTCAATGAGATAACCAAAGGTGGATTATCCAAGAAAACTCTTAACATTGCGTTGGCTGGTACTGGTGTGGGTAAGTCTCTCTTTATGTGTGATTCTGCGTCTGCACAACTCTCTCAGGGGAAGAATGTTCTATACATTACCTTGGAGATGTCTGAAGAAAAGATCGCTGAGAGGATAGATGCGAACCTTCTGAATGTCCCTATTCAACAAATACCAGAGATGAGTAAAGATATGTTTGAGAATAAAATCAAGCGTATTGAAAAGAAAACATCTGGTAAAATGGTCATTAAGGAATATCCTACTGCATCTGCAAATGCAAATCACTTCAGACATCTTCTTAATGAACTCCAAATGAAGAAGAATTTCTATCCGGATATAGTCTTTATTGACTATCTAAATATTTGTAGTTCCGCGAGAATCCGCGGCGGCGCAAATGTTAATTCATATACCTATATCAAGTCTATTGCAGAAGAACTCAGAGGATTGGCTGTAGAGTTTAATGTTCCCATAGTGAGTGCAACACAGACAACTAGATCTGGTTTCACTAGTTCAGATATTGGACTAGAAGATACCTCAGAGAGTTTTGGTTTACCCGCGACTGCTGACTTTATGTTTGCGATTATATCTACAGAAGAACTGGAAGATATGAATCAGATTCTAATTAAACAATTGAAAAATCGATATAATGATCCTAATATGAACAAGAGATTTGTTGTAGGAATTGACAGATCCAAGATGAGATTGTATGATGTAGAAGAATCCGCTCAGTCTGATTTGATTGAAGCACCATACGAAGAGACAACGAATTTTACAAAGAATACTAAATCTAAATTTGGTAAGGTAGAGGTTACATTATGACAGAACAATTAGAAGAAGTTGAACTTGAATCGGAAGAGATAGAAATACCAACAGAACCATCGGCTGCAAAATCTTATATCTGTATGTGGGATGATGCATTGCCTCCCGATTATTGTGAGGAAACGATTGATCTTTTTAAGGAATCTATTCCGCGAAGAGTAGATGAAGAAAATTACGGATGCTTTGAACTTGATATTCTGGACGAAAATCTATTGAAAATTAAACCAAGATGGAAAGAAGTTTCTTATTTCGTACTGCAAAGACTCCAACGATATAGTGAAATATATCGACAATTTTATAACATCGAATTCTTTCCTTCGCAGGCTGTCAATGAACAGTTGATGATGAGAAAGTATATTCCAACGGACGAAGTAGGGTATCATTCTGATGTTATGATTGATGACGAGCATAAAAGATTTTTGACTGTAAACTTTTTTCTCAATAATACAGAAGACGGTCAATATACTCTACCCGACTATAATATCGGCGTAGAATCGCGCACAGGAAGAGTTCTTATACACCCTTCATTCTGGACTCACCCTTCTCAAATAACTCCCTCAAAGGAAGAACGATACGTCATATCAACATTTTTGCGGTATCAGTGATATTATAAATATTCCATTAAAGGGATATTTTTGATGCACGATTTTACTGATTTCTTAACGGAAGCGAAAGGTGGAAAAAATCTACACCTAGAACATATAGAAGAAGAAATCATCAATCATGGAATTGATGGCGGCCGCGCTGCATTAAATTTTCTTCGTTCTCTTCGTAATATGCTCGCCGGAACTTCAGGTTCTAGAGTTAATATGACAGTTAAGTGGGACGGGGCCCCAGCAATATTCGCCGGCATCGATCCATCTGATGGAAAGTTCTTTGTCGCAAAGAAAAGTGTTTTCAATGTCAACCCAATACTCTATAAGAGCATTAAAGATATTGATGATGATAATCTATCTTCCCAACTTGATTCTAAATTCAAAATAGCATTTAATGAGTTCAAGAAACTTGGTATCAGGGGTGTGATACAGGGAGACTTGATGTTCACCGATGATGTCTCTACTACCAAGATAGACGGCAAAACCTATTACACATTTCAACCAAACACTCTAGTATATGCTGCAGAGATAAATTCTGATCTTGGTAAACAAATTAATAAGGCCAAGATTGGAGTAGTTTGGCACACCACATATAAAGGAAGTGATCTGCAGGATATGTCTGCATCATTTGGTGTTAATATCTCTGGCCTCAGTAAATCATCTTCAGTCTGGATGGACGATGCGACATATAAAGATGTCTCTGGTAGTGCGAAGTTTACTAAATCGGAAACCGATCAAGTGACTAAAATATTATCTGGTGTTGGAAGTTCATTCAGAAAAATCAAATCATCTGAATTAAGAAAGTTTTTATCTATGCAGGATAGGAGTTTTTCTAAGTCCAAGGTGGGCGGATCATTCAAAACATATTTAAATCAATTCATCAAATCAGGGAATAATTTTTCTGTACAAAATGTCAAAAACCTAAATTATTCTATGTACGTCAAAAAGTATTACGACGAAAAAGTAATATCAAAATTGAAGTCTGCCAAGGGCAGAGAAGCAAAAGAACAAGAAAGAGATGAATTAGTAAAACAATTGATCTCGTATGACAAATTAATAATAAACTTAGTAGAATTCATGCAAGGATTAGTTTCTGCAAAGTCGATTATTGTGACGAAGTTGAATAAAGTGAAACAACTTACCGATATCTTTATAAGAACTTCAACTGGATATGAAGTAAGTAATCCGGAAGGATATGTTGCTATTGATAAAAGTGGTAAGGGCGCGGTGAAACTGGTCGATAGATTAGAGTTTAGTTATAATAACTTTACTGCTGCGAAAAATTGGGACAAGTGATATGTACAAGTATAGAGTAGAAGTGATTAAGGTTATCGACGGCGACACAGTAGACGTTGATATTGATTTAGGATTTGGAGTTTGGTTGAAGAAAGAACGAGTGAGATTATACGGAATCGATACTCCAGAGTCTAGAACGAGAGATTTGGAAGAAAAGAAATTTGGAAATCTTGCAAAAGAGTTTTTATACGAAGCTTTAATGGGAGATAAATATGAGTTTAAAGATATTTTATTACAGACCCATAAAGATGCAAAGGGTAAGTTTGGTAGAATACTTGGTGAGTTTATTGTAGTAGATAATGCTGGTCATCCTACGTTTGAGGTGGAGTTAAATTTAAACAATATGATGATAGAACGTAGACTTGCGGTTGCCTATTATGGCCAGAGTAAAGAAGACATAGAGGGCGAACATTTAACGAATCGAGAATATCTCTATGAGAATGGAACGGTAGAATTTGAAATTGCGGAAAGTTAATGAGAGATTATAAACAAATATTCCTCAACGAGAAACTCAAGAGAGTTGCACAGGACAAAGATATCGAAGATAAAGAAGGTACTCAACCAAAGAAGTACTACGCTGGAGATATGTCTAAAGCAACCAAAGATAAGAGAGCATCACATTTTAAAAAGAAGAAGTCGGGCCCTGCTCCTGGCGATGCTGGTGCGAAAACAAAACCATCCAAACATACATTAAAGTATAAGAAGATGTATGGAGAAAAACTTGATTCAAAGAAAGATGATGCTGGAGATTATATAGACGATTTCCGTAAATCAGATGCTCCCCAGTTCAAGGGTAAGTCTGATAAAAAGATCCAAAAAATGGCAATCGCCGCATATCTCAAAGATAAAGAGAAATCAGAAGACGTTGAATTAGAAGAAGGCATAAATGATCCTTCTATATTCAAGGCAGTATTCCTCGCTGGTGGGCCCGGATCTGGTAAGTCATTCATTGTAGGTCAAACTGGACTGGTCGCACTTGGCATGAAACTTGTCAATTCGGATCCGGCGTTTGAGAAGTTACTCAAGAAGGCAGGATTATCAACAACTCCAGATGATATAATGTCTCCGCAAGGACAAGCCGTCAGAGGTAAAGCAACTAAACTGACAGATATCCAGAAGTCGATGTATATTAAGGGAAGATTGGGACTTGTCATTGATGGAACTGGAAAGAACTT